GCTACTGCGCAGCAGGAAGTATACTGGCTTGGTGAAACTTTTGATAGAGCAGTCGTTGATAATGTTGATGCAAACAACACATCAGCTACAAACTCAGGTGGATCCTGGGGTTGTATTGTTGGTCTTGGTTTATCCGCTGCTACTCATGCCGGCATTCACCAACAGGGAATGAATGCTGCGCAAACTGGCTGGTTCTTCTCACAAGACCTTCGAAATACTGGTGGTGGTGCCCCTGATGGCGGCTTCCACTATTCCGATCATACACAACAATTGTTCCGCTTAATCTCTTTGGACGGCGGAGCATGGACATCTCAAAATCTCAAGGTATCGATTCAGGACATTAAAGCGGCAACTAGTTTGGATGATCCATATGGCAAGTTCACCGTGGTTGTTAGAAGAATGTCCGACAACGATAACAAGGTTCAGGTCGTAGAAAGATTCAGTTCCTGTAACCTCAATCCTAATTCACCAGATTATGTCGCTAAAAAGATAGGTGACAGATATGTAACTTGGGATGATAGCGAGAAGAGACATAAGGAATATGGAAATTATCCAAATCTGTCTAAATTTCTTCGTGTAGAAATGAACGCAGACGTCGATGCAGGCGCAACAAACGCTGAATATCTCCCATTCGGAGTATATGGCCCAGTCAGACCAAAAACACTTTCGTTTAGATCTGGCTCTGCCGCAACTGGCTTCAATGAGGGATTTGATCCGGATACAACTGGCACTGCAATAACTGTTGCAAATTCTTATATTTTGCCATTGAGTTCCTATCATACCGGGGCTGATCAGGGCAAGCTCAGTGATTGGACTGAAGATCT